GAAAATATATTTACTTGTATCAATGTAGATCCAGGTACAGAAGGAGCTGTTCCTGATCCATCAACAGTAAACCATACTGCAAAAGTCTCTGTTGTAGATGTATTGGGTTCTAAATTTGTAAGTGTAAAATACTGTCCCGCTAATGATGGTCCACTATTTATTATTGCAAGAAGCTGTACTAATGGAGAACTTGAAGTTCCAAGCTTAAAAGCAGTATTTCCCTGAGCAGCTGCAGGATTTGTAGTAAATCCTGTTCCTACAGTGTTTATTAATGCAAAATTACCAGGATAATTATTTGATATAACTATATAATTTCCATTGTTAGTAGTTAACGAAGCAGTTGAATTAAAGCTATATCCATATCCTCCAAATGCTTGATATGCCGTTCTTATAGTAAATCCAGTAGGTATAGACCCATCTATAGACACAGGAACTGAACCCTTTCCATTATTTCTTAAAATCCCATTTGATATTTGTGCAAAATTTATACCAGTTCCATACAGAGATGTTTGTGAAGCATTGTCAAATAAAACATTTTGCAATCTTGAATTAGGAACGCCAGTTGGTTGATATCCAGAAGTTAAATACTGAGATCCATCACAATATAAATGCCATTTTTTAGTATTACTACCAGTATCTGCAGTCGTTGCAATTATTTCTCCAACTGAATCAAGATCAGGTTCTAATCCAGATTGAGTTTGAATCATCTTTAATCCTAAAGTTGATCCATCATATGCTGGAATAGTTGTTGTATTCGTTCTTGATAAGAAATCTGCATCAGTTATGACAGGGAATTCTGTTATTGAAACATCGCCAAATGTTAAAATAAAGTTAGTAAGAGATAAATTTTGACTAAATGAAGTACTAAATGATATCGCTATTGCGCAATAATCATCATCATTAGGCCCTATAGAATAAGATAAATTATCTCCAGGAATAAAAGTTGTCTGAAATGACTGATATGATGTTCCTATGCTAAATGTAGCTAATGTCTGTACTATTTGCGGACTACCACCAGTTCCAAAATTTTTAATGAATACAACATTTACATCAACTGATCCGCCAGAATTATTTATTCCTTCAACATAAAAAGTATATTCTTGAACATCTGAAGAAAATTTATTCACATCTTCAAACTTATATCTCAAATATTTAAAATTATCTCCAGATCCTGGAGACTGAGTATTTACTCGAATTGCATATCTTGGACTTGTGGTAGGATTTGTAACAAAAGACCCAATTCTATCAAATGTAACAAAATCTTGTGCAGTACTTCCTGAAGGCCTTTCAAAAGTCCAACAACCCTGTGCAACAATTGTACTTTCAGATATTATTTTTCCAGGAGGTGTTGCAGGGTGAGTAGTATTATCTCCTGCAATACTGTTATGCAATGCAAATTGACCATTTGCCATATAATTAAATAAATCTACAGCATTTGATCCAGTAGATGAAAGATTAGGCCATGCTTGTCTTGTAAACTGTAATACATTTCCAGAGCTATAAACTTGAATAAAATATAGTTCTACATTTCCTTCAGAATCAAATGGAAAGTAATATGGGATAATGTCATTATTAAATCCATCAGACAATGTTCCTATAGAAGTCAAAGGAACAGGGTTTGGCAATTCAACATATGAATATGTTCCTGGTGTGCCCGTTAATGTAAATATTGGCTTAGGAGTTATCCTGTCATTATCACTCCAAAACTTAATATACCCATTTGATAATGGCAAAGCATTGTCCTTGTCTAAAAATACTTCCTGAAGACTAGGAGCGATCATATATTTTGGATCTAAATTACTCATATACTTGATATCAATAGTTTTTTAGCTAATTCATATAAAGGAGATATATTGTCTGATTTTGTCCTATTTCCAATTTCAAACAAACTTGATGGTATAAATTTACCAACAGTTCCTTTAACCAATCCTCCTAATCCTTTCTTGCTCTCTTCATCTAAATATTTTAATTTATTTATTTCATCGTAAATATTCTTCAAGTTTTCATGCGTTTTTTTAACATGATGAGTTGCGTATTCTCCAAGACCTTTCTCATCTAATCTTGATATATTTGCAAGAAGAGATTCTGGAGTTTCAGACTGTGAATACTTTCCTAATTCTGAGAATAGTATTCTTTTTCTAGCATCTGGTCCAAGATCATTAACAATCTTAGATATTGTGTTATTAGTTCCTTCTTGAGGATTTTTAAACAAATTAACCAATGCATTTGTGCTTGGATTTGTTATATTTCCTTTTGATATCTTAGATAAATTTGTAGATGAAGTATAAGGAACGACATTTTCAGCATAATTTTGTGTGGCAAATTTATATCTATCTGCAATATCAGGTGATTTAGAGCTTAAAAATTTATCAATGTCATCTCTTAATGACGACTGCGCATCTCTATATAATTGCATTGCGTTTCTATCTGATAATGTCAATTTCCCAGATGAATCTAAATTTTGTAAATCACGAGTTGCTGAACCAAGTTGACTTTGTAATTTATGTGCATTTTCAACAGTTGGATTCAATATGAACTTATTATGCATCTTATTCAAGTCACGATCATATTCTTTTATAGCACTATCAGAAATTCCTTTATATTCATTGTAAGGAACTCTAGATTCACCTAGTTCTTCAAATATTGGATTATATATTTCAGATGCCTCTTTCTTTCTCATTTCATATGCATTTTTTATGTCTTTGGCTAGACCCTTCTTGTTCTGCTCTAAACTTTTTCCACCACCTAATATTTCCATCAATCTATCTTTATTTTCTTTTGCACTTTTTATTAAATTTTCAATACCTTTAGAATATTTTTCTGGATTAAGATAGCTTATAGCCTCTGGTATTTTTTTACCTATTTTCCCAGCACCTCCTAGAGTATCTAATAATGCAGATAAACCGCCCGACTCTAAAGCAGAGGTTCCTCTTTCTTCTGGGTTCTGAACTGCGCCATATCCTGCTGATCCTAGTGCTCTCCTAGCTATTCCACTTAAACCTTGTTCTCCACCCAATGCTTCTGCTGCCTTTCCTAAATATGGTATTCCTTCTGCCGCCAATCTTGCACCTTCTGCTGGTGCGCCACCCGCTATGAAACTACCTACATCTCCAGCAACCTTACCTAATCCATATCCTTGTCCTAAATCCCTATCTATAGGATTTACATTCATACCTTTAGGAGTAATAAGATTGTGTAAATTTATTGGCAGGTTTACAGCAGCATCTCCTGCTCCTATTATAGCGTTTAGTAAAGCATTAGGAGCTCCTTTTGCAGATTCTCCTAAATATTCACCTATTCCACCAAATAGTCCATTATTTTTATTTTCAGATTGAACATTTTCGTTGTTTGAAAGTCCAATTTTTTGATAAAAATCGTTTTTAGGTATATCTCTGTAATGCTTTTCATGAAGAGAATCAGCTATTTGATAATCGCTCATATCCTTATATTGAGGATATTTTTCTCTAATCTCTCTAATTGTTATCATTATCTTATGCCTAAAGGATCATCTTCTTCATTTTTTTGAGAACCTCTTTCAGCTCTCTGATTTAATTGTTTTTCATTGGCTAATTTTGAAGAATCTGACAACCATTCTTTTGCATACTTTTGAGCAGATTTATATATTTCTGGTTTTACTAAACTTTGAAAGTTTCTTGTCCTATTCATAGAAGCATCTATCATTTCTCTTACCGCTTCTATACCAACATTTCCACCCTGGGCTTTAATTTTCAAAGCAGCCATTTCAGGAGTTATTGCTACTGCAGCAAGCGCTCTTGCCTGTTGATCTGGATTTTTTCCACTTATTTCATCCATTATTTGTTTTGGAGAAAATTCAAGTATTCTCTGAGAATATGGAGCCAGCGCATCTGTTGTTTTTTCTTCTAAATAATTCATTTCATTTAAAGCTGCTTCTCTAAAATGTACTTTACTTACATCTGATCCAGTAGCTGCATAAATAGAATTTGGTAAATTATTTTTATCAAACCCTTCACTTTCTGCAATCTGATCTAAAGATTCACCACTGGATAATCTTCTAGATGCTTCATCTGCATTAAGTCCCATACCTCTAGCTTGTGCTATTAGTTGTTTTTTATCATCTACTGGCAATGAATTAAATGAAAATGCATTTGCTTTTTTTGTATTTAGATTTGCAAATGCATTCTTTCTTTTACCCTCTGATTCTATTGCATTTTGAAGAGCTTCTATTGGGTTAAAACCTCCATTACCTCCAGTAACATTGTTAACAACAGGATTGTTAGAATTTGCTAATTTTTTTATTTCATCTTCTGACAATGATAGATTACTTCCTTGTGATATATTTGGATTTGCTCCAGGAAGTGTTTGAGTTCCTTGTAAAGATTTAAGTAGTTCAGGATGTTGCGAAAGATACAACATACTGCCTATTTGACCTGCTGTTCCCGGTTGTCCAAGCAATGGATTTCCAACAGATTCTTTCAACTTTTGCAATTCTATTGAACTTTTTTCAGGATAATTTTGTAAATCTACATCTCCTCTAGCATTCCTTTGCTGAAGTGATCTTAAAGATTCTTCCAATGTTTGTGGTTGGTACTGATTCTTTACTCTCTGCTGTTCTAACAATAATGGAGCCATTTCATTTTTGTTCTGCATTGACAGAAGTTCTTGTTCTAATTTCTGAGGCTGATACTGATTTTGAGTTTGTTGCTGCTTATTCAATAACTGCTGAAACTGATTCATTAAGTTATTTTTCAATATTTCCTGAACAGCAGAATATCCTCCAAGTACTGGATTTGATTGCTGGAAATTTTGAATAGGGAAATTTGCCATTTAAAGAAATCCGCTTAGAAGAGATGCTAAACCACCTAATGCTGAACCAAAACCACCACCTTGTGATTGATTTTTATTAGCAGCTCCTGCATATGCATTTTCTGCTTGCGTCTTTGCAATATCAGATTGTCCCGTTAACTGTTGTAATAATGCTTGTATCACTGAATTAGATGCGTTGTATCCTGTATTACTTTGTCCTTCTAACCCTCTTAAACCTGTATTGTATTGACCAAGTGCATTTTGTAAAAACTGATTAAAATCCTGATTTGCCATCCCATGGACTTGTGAAGCTAATTCTTGCTGAGATGCTTGACTGCCGGCCATACCGCTCGCAGCCCCTAAATTTTTGGCTGCATTAGTTGCCTGATCTACATTGTATTGGTACCCAGGAGAAGCTTGGAATTTTGATCCAATCATTTCCATCAATTTTGTTGGATCGTTTATCAATGAATTAAATTGATTTTCAAGAGTAGGCATGGCCCTTTGCCCAGCTTGAATATATGGATTCATATATTGCTGTGCATTTCCAAACAACTGTTCCCAATTATTATATGCCTTATCTAAATATGGGGCAGATGAATCTGCAGGATTTTTATATCCAAATAAATTATATAGACCACTCCCTATCCCAGCCAATCCTCCTCCCAGACCTCCAGATTTAGCATAATTACCGAAATTTTCTGCATATCCTGCCATTTTTTTAATCTCAAGTTAGGGTAAATACCTTGTAAGTTCCATTTATATTCCCCTTATATTGATTAGTTGAGGAATCGTAAACTATAGTCCCTATAGTTTGAACCTTGTCAAACTGATTTATTGTAGATGTGGGCTGCTTAGGTATAGCTATTCCTTGGTCTGAAAGTATGTTTTGTAATAATGTTATTATCTGATCGAACAGAAGCTTAGCCTGTGGTGTTAATTTACCACTAGAATCTGAAATATTTTCTAAATCAAAATTAGGTATGCTCATTCTCTGTCAATATCCATAATATTATTTGTAATAATTTATCTCACCATCTCCTACGACAAATCTTCCTTGTCCCCAAAACTTATATTGAAGAGTGAAGTCATTAGCTGCTCCATAGTTCCAGAAATTAACTCTTGCTCTTCTATTTCCTGACATATTCAATAATTTTCTATTCTCATTGCCAAAAGTAACGCCTCCATCTTTTGATACAGAATAATCTATTGCCTGTATTCCATGCGTTTCACCATTTTCAACCACATAGTTAACGTTATTTATTATAAATCTACTTGAATCTGGCAATCTTATTGGATTTGTTGTCCTTATTCTTGGAATAGTTTTTCCATTGTAAGTAGTGTACTGGTTGCTCAAATGGTAAATATTACCGTCAACAGAACTTATGAAATAATAGTTATTGTTGAAGTAAACAACCTTTTTTGCTATGTGATAATTTAAATCTTCATCACTAACATGGAAAAAACTTTTAGTATTAAAGTCGTATACGATACTTAAATTATCATCAGGAAATGTTAACTGATATAGCTCATGTCCATTTTCTCTGAAAAAGAATCCATAAGAATTCATTGGGTTTTTCAGGTTATTAAATAATCCATCTACTCCATCAGTCGATATCCTGGAAACATCTGCTCCTGAAGATACCATTATTGATGGGCTAGATTTTTCATTCGCTCCCAACCAAATAATTATATTCCCATTGCTTGCTATGGTTGATGGATTCAAGCATCCATAGTCAATATTATTAAAACTGCTTCTTGTATATGGAAATAAAGTAGGAGTAGCTGACCAAAATTCAGTTACAGTACTTCCCATAACAAACAACATGTTTCCTTTTCCAGGTACCCTAATAGCCGCTAATGGGATGTCTGGTTTTGTCTGAAAAAGACCAGTATTTATTACTGGCCAACTTATTCCATTATTTGTATCAGACAATCTCCATTCCGATTTAGTAGAGTTTACAGAAATAAATCTTGTGTTTTGAAATGAAACGTATCCAGGCAAAAAATCAATATTTGCCTTGGTTACTGAGTTGTTTGAAAAATTGTAAATATATATATTTTCTAAATCACATATTGCTATCTGTCCTGCATTATTTTCATCTATATAAACATTTCCACTGTATGTTTCTATTGAAGCTACTTTAGATACATTAAGACTGTTATCTATTTTAAAAATAGAATTGTCTATAACCGCAATCATTATATCTAGATTAGTGCTGCTGTAAAATCCTCTTGCTATTCCAACATTAGATATTTTTTTTGCAATTATATAACCTGGATAAGGTATCAAAAAATTATCTGAGATAATCATATTGTATGTTTTCTCATTTGATATTTTTGGATAAATACCAAACTTTGAAGAACCAACAATATTTGCAGGAATTGTTTTAGATATTGGTGACTGATTTGTCACGGAACCCATCCAGGTATATTAATATAAGCCCAATTTATAGCGGTTGATTTATTGAATGAACTCATCTTTTTCATGGACAAATCCATTGGACTTATATCTGTTATCATCTCTTCATATTCTGCCAACCTCTTCATAGTTAAAGGAGGAACAGCGACATTATATTCAGAGCACATGTATTCAGCTAACGCATATCTTAAATACTCTATGTAATAGTCATCAAATGTTAACTCTAAATCTTGATTAAGAGAGACATTTACCAATCCAAATTTACCCCAAATTTGGATTGGATAATTTTGTCCTGGACTAAAATACATTTTTAAATTTGTACCGCCAAGAGTTCTTATCTGTGTCCAAATGAATGGCAAAGAATTTATATTTTCTACCCTTGGTGATCCATTATA